GTAGCCCGCCAGGGGCGTTTTAATTTGTGGGCAAGGTGATGACAGCGCTAAGCTAGATCAAACGATGTCAGCGCCAATTAGCAGATCACCTAGAGCGATCAATCCGCCAGCCATCTTGGTTGAGGACGGCTCAGCCATGATTGATTCCAATAGCTACGTCGCGCTCGCCGACGCCCAGACCTATTTCGAATCTCGCCTCTGGAGCGACAACTGGTTGAATGCCGACAATCAGCATCAGACCGCCGCTTTGATTCAGTCCAAGATCGTGATGGACCAGGGCTTTATCTGGAGAGGCTACAAGACCACGCGGGGACAGGCCTGCAAATGGCCACGGGTGTGGTGCATAGATCCAGATATCACCATTGGCTATTACCCGGCCATCACGCAGCCGCCTAACGTGATTGTGGGCAACACCGGAGGCATGATCTGGCCGACCTACTACCCGGCCAACTTCATGCCCTACGACCGCTTGGTGCCTTGCCAGTGCGAGCTGGCGTTACGGATGCTGGGCACCTACGCCCAGAGCATCATGATGGGAAACCAGCCGTTTGAAGACCCAGGTGTGTCGCGAGTCTCGCTAGGCCAGGGAGCGGTGCAGGTCGACATGCAACCCTTGCGAGCTTATGCGGCAGGCCAGATGGGCTTGATTGACGATGATGTGGCTGCCTTAGTCAGCCCAATCGGAGTGCGCCGGTTCAGTGCCGGTGGCAAGGTTTTAAGGATTCGCCGAGGAATGTAAAAAATGGACTTACTAGGTATCACACTGAAAGCAGTCAACCGGGCATTTGTGATCACCCAGCAGTTCCAAGCTATGGTCACCTTTCAGCTGCAGATTGTCTGGCGGCTGGACCCAGTCAATGACGTGGCCAACCCGGTACCGACTCACACCAAGACCTTGCTAGCGGTGGTTTACAAGCCGGTAATCAAGCGAATCGACACAACCGGCGGCTACGTGTATACCGAGAACATCTGTGTCCAACAATGGACCGATGGAACACCGGCACCGGGAATCTCCGACCGGGTGCTGATACCGGGCAGCTACGGAACGCTTTTGCGCCAGATCGTTAGTGTGGACGAAGACCCAGCGCACGCTACATGGATCGTGCAGACCAGACTACCGACCCAGGCAGACAGTACTTAATGGCCCTAAGCTTTCAGGTTCAATGCGAGCAATTCGCGGAAAAAATCAACGTGAATCTGAGCACGGTGGTCCGCCGAGCCGCAGCGCAACTGTATTCGGATATCGTCAAGCGTACACCGGTCGACACTGGCTATTGCAGGCACAACTGGCAAGTGAGCGCCGATACGCCACCGACCGATGTCATTGGGGTCTATCCGAAGAAGGAGAAAGGCCACCACGCAGATACGCTTGAGCCGCTTTATTCACCAGAAGGAGCCAGCACGCCGATTCCGATCACCAAGGGTGTGACCCACGTCTGGATCGTCAACAACGTGGTGTATGCCGAGGCGTTAGAGAATGGCCACAGTAAACAAGCACCGTATGGCATGGTGAGGATAGCGGTAGCGCAGCTAGAGGCCGAGTGGGCAGCCATTGTGGCCGGAATGAGCGAGGGAACATGAGCAACCGCAACCAGATCGAGCAGCAGCTAATTACGGCGAGGTTTCAGGCCTATTGGGTGCCCAAGTTTCCATCCCTGCCGATCAAATATGAGAACCGAAATTTCACGCCGCCGGTTAACAACCCGTGGGTTTCGTTTTCGATTCGGAGCGGGCGGGTAGCAGAGGCCGCCATTTCAACCATCATGCCGCGTGGTATCGGGATCACTTATCTGCAGATCTTCTTACCGGAGAACGCCGGGACGTTAGTGGCGCGGCAATACGTGGATGCTTTCGCTGACGTATTCGACAACTGGCACACCATCTATCCAGCTGAGCCGCCTTATCCGCGTGGAGACTTTTGGTTTAAGCGTGTCGAAGTAGTGCCCAGTGCGATCCGAGACGGCTGGCTACAATGGACCGCCAGCGTTGAGTTTAAGCATGACGAACAGATTATCGTTGTGGGTTGAAACCAATGAAAAAAGAAAGGTCAAGATATGGCTGAAGAACAAAAAGACGCACCCAATATCGATAGCGAGATTGAGGTGTTAGAGCAGCTGGCAGACGGCTCTGCTAAGCGGCATTCGCTAGAACCGGAGGCGTCCGATTTTACCGGTGACTCGAAAGGGACTTACGCAGCTTTAAAGAAATGGCACGCTCAGGGGCTGGTCGAATCCACTGTGGCCAACCCTGATTTTGCCGAGGACGGCGTGCAGCATCGGTGGCAGATCAACCACTTAGGACTGGAGTATCTGCGGCTGCGTGGCCAAGAAGAGAAAACGCCGGAAGAGATCCACGCGGAAAAAGTAGCGGAAGGCCAGCAACAAAAGCCTGCACCGCAGCAGGAGCAGTTTCAAGATCAACAACCGGAGCAACAAGAACCGCCGCCGCAATAAAGGAAAGTTATGTCCGAGCAAGCAACAACTCAAGAAGCGTCAGTGCAGCCTGAGACTCAGGAAGAGAAGGCGTTGCGGGATTTGCAGTCCGACATGCAGCTAGTGATGAAGGATTTATTGACCGGCCAGGAAATGCGCCATTCGGTAACCCCAGCGGCCAGCGATTTCGCCAATGCTACCGGCGGTGCTGTAGCCCCAAGCTCAACGCTATCTATCCTGACCAACTGGCACAACCAGGGGCTGGTCTTCAGCAAAATCCCTAACGATGAGTATGCAACAGACGGAGTGCAGTACCGTTGGAAACTGAACTGGAATGGTTACTTAGCGGCCCGCGATCTGACCGGCCCAGTGGCGACGTTAACCTCTATCAGTCCGACTGCCGGAGTGCAGAATACGCAGGTGACGATCACAGCAACCGGGACCGAGTTCGATTCCCATTCGTTTATCGCGGTCGACGGTGGAGCGGTTGTAATGAATCAACAGTTCGTCAGCGCCACCGAGTTGACCGCTGATGTGGTTCTACCAGTCACCGATGTAGATTTGACTTTAAACGTCACAGTGAACAACCAGACCTGGGGCACGGTGACCGCGCCACAATCTTTCACGGTGGAACTTAGTCCTGCGCCGACGCTCACTACGTTGTCACCTGCTACCGCAGTACATGCTGGAGTTGCTTTAACGTTGACCGTTGACGGTACTGGTTTTGAAAGTGGCTGCACTGTGCTTTGGCAAGGATCGCAAAGAACGACAACTTTTGTAAGCGCCACTCAGGTCACTGCCGATATCACTGCGGCTGATATTGCAGCTGCCGGGACTGCCGTAGTAACTGCGAAGAATCCTGGCAGCGTTGCCAGTAACAGCTTGGATTTCACGATCACCTAACAAGAAGGAGAAACGAAATGGCAGTACTAACAGCTAAGGGGCGCAAACGGATCGCGCCCAGTAATTTTGCCTTACCCGATGGGCGCTATCCGATCCACGACGCTTCACACGCCAGGAATGCGCTAGCCCGAGTATCCCAGCATGGGACACCGGGTGAGCAGAAGAAAGTAAAGGCGGCTGTGCGGCGGAAGTATCCAGGCATCGCGGTTGGTGGTAACGGTCAGTGATGGACAACGACATCGAGATCAACCGATTAGAAAAGCTAGAACCTGAACCTAAACCTAAAAGTCTGACACTAGGCCAGACCGGCTGCGTGGCCACCTTGGACGAGAATGGGATTATTCACATGCTCAACTCAGATGGCCAGCAGCTGTTTGCGGTGAAGGCCGAGCACGTCCCGTTCAACGCGCCTACGTTGCTAGTGACACTCAACCTCTGGTATATGGCTTGGAGCGGTGGGCGCAATCAGATGCAGGCAGAGCTAAAAAGCAAGATCTCCGAGCTGGTTAAACTTTGCCTTTGAATATGGCCCAACAATACATTCGCACCAATTATCCATACCCAACAGGATTGCTACGGCAGCACATCACTTTTGTGACGACCCGGCCAGCAATTCCTGCCGCGCCTGGGAGCGAATCTCCTTTTCCAGGCGGCGACAATTCGCAATCGCAAACGACACAACCGGCTGTCAACTTGGATGAGCATATTCGCAAGCGCCGTGAAAAAGCTCGACGAATGAGACAGCGGTAGTATAAGGAAAAAAACGTCTTATGTCTGACGCCAACCTAGCAGTCTTAGCGCAGATCGCTGAACAAGCATGGTCAGTCCTGCCACCGTCTCCACAGTTTCGCAAAAGCCGGTTCACAAAAGACACTCTCAACTTTGGCAAAGAGACTGTGGTCAGTGCCGAGCTGCGAGATGACCGCCAGATACCCGATATCCTCTTAGTAGGATTCTCGTCTCTTGGCGGGTACGATTTTGAGCTGTCGACTCAGGAGTTTGACTTGCTCCTGCAGAATGCGCTCTTTTGCACGCCGACAACGATAAGTATCAAGCTGGCGAGTGTGGTGGGTTCAGCTACT